TCGTCAGGCTGCTGCAAGGGGCGGATTGGTATCAGGATCGGCTTTGAAGGCAACTCAGAGGTACGGTCAAGATGTCGCTTCTCAAGAATATTCGAACGCATTTAACCGATATATGGCAAATCGTGCGTCTAAGTTGGGAGCTTTGGGCGGCCTTACGAGCATGGGGGCGGGAACTGTTTCTGGTCTTGCCGGTGCTGCTGGTCAGTTTGGTCAGGTGGGCGGTCAATCGCTGGCTGACATAGGCAATGCTCGTGCTGCTGGCATCATGGGGCCTGCCAATGCGTATTCAGGTGCGCTTGGTAACATTGCAAACCTTGGCATGACTTACGGCATGATGAACGCCTTGGGTGGTGGCGAAAGCGCAACGACTGGCGGAAAAGTTAAGGTTTCAAGTTATGAGCGGCCTCAAATAATCAGGGGTGCCAGATCTTCTGGGCCTAGAGACCTTGTTAGTTATGGGTTTGACCCGACAAACCTTTCGTGAGGTGAGAAATGCCAATTAATCCAAATATTGCTTTGAGCTTTCAAGCCCCGCAAATAGACGACCCGCTCAACAAGATGGTTCAGATTGAGCAGATCAAGGCATACCGTCAAAACGCTTTGGCGAAGCAGATGGAAATGGAATCTGCTATTCGCGAGCGCGAGATGAAAAACGCTCTGCGCCAGCGGCTGGCTAAAGGTGGAGAGCTTGGACTTGAGGAAGCTGCCACTTTTGGTGCTCCAGGAATGGACATATACAAAACCATGGCAAGCGCCAAAAAAGAAAGTGCGCTGTTTAATAAAGCCCAGCAAGACGCCTTGATGAAGAACATAGAGCTGGGCAGTCATCAGCTCAAGATTATTCCAAACAATCAAGAGGCTTACTCAAAAACCTACAAAAAGATTATCGAGACAAGCCCTGAATTGACCGATTATTTGGAACCACCTGAGCAGTTCGATCCAGACCCAATGAGTGGAACGATTGCACGAGCAGTTTTGAATGCGGATACTTTGCGCAATAACTCACTGGAGCAAGATAGATTTTTGACCGGGCTTTCTGTTCGCAAAGCTGAAGCGGTTCTTAAAAACGCATTTACAGTTGACCCTGTTACTGGTCAATCCATGATTAAACCCGGTGCAGATATGCCCAGCGTTTATCAAGCGCTGGACATATTGAGACAATCTCCAAGGGGTGGTGCGCAAGTTCCTCCTCCTGCTCCTACCCCGGCGCTTGATCAGCCTGTAGATATGGGAGCTGGAGCTGGAGGATTACCCAGTGGTCGATTGCCACCACCTGGCGTACCCGGCATGCCACCTGTTACTCAAGTAGGTAGTTCAATTGTTACACCTGAACAAAATAGGGAACTCAGAGAAAGAATAAAATTAGAAGAAGCGACTGCGGCACAGAAAGGGAAAAACATAGCCAAGCGACTAGATGAAGAACCAAGTGTTCGTACAGGCGTTGTTGAAAATAGAAACATGGTTGAAAATACCATGCGACAGATTGACGATTTGTTCAACAGCGTAGGATTGAAAAAAGTAACTGGAAACTTTGCAGGCCGATGGCCAGAACTCACTGCGGTAGGCACCTTCAGCCAAGAAGCAGCTGATGCGAATGCTGCTATTGAGTCACTAAAAGCAAAATCGTTTTTGTCGTCAATTAAAAGCTTGGGTGCGGGTAATTCCGGGCTAAGTCCGATCACTGACAGAGAGGGTGCGAAATTAGAAGCTGCAGCCGCTACATTGCAACAATCTCAAGGTACTGAAGCATTCCAGAAAAATCTTATTGCGTTTAAAAAGCAACTAATTAAATCAAACAATTTAATTGCCAAAGAATACGCAAGAATTTACGGAAATCTTGAAATACCAGATTGGTCGCCTGTTCAACCCATGTTGCCTGATGCTTCTGTTGCCAAGTTGAAAAATGATCCATCTGTTGACAACAAGAAAGTGTTTGATTCTTATTATGGCGAAGGAATGGCAGACTATGTATTGAAGGGGTCTTTCTAATGGCTAAAGATATCTTTGCTGAAGACTTTATGCCTTCGACTCAACCTTCCAAGGGTACAAAATCCAAAGATATTTTTGCCGAGGATTTTGTACCTTCGGCCCCTGCTGCGCCTGTTAAACGACAATATACGTTTTTGGAAACATTTCCTGCGGCTGCTTCTAACATCGGGGCTAGCGCTGAAAAGTTCTATGGTGGAGTGAAAGAAGCCATCATGAATCCTGTTCAGACAGGCAAGTCGATTGCTTACGCTGGACAACAGCTCATGAACTACATGACTCCAGAAGCGTACACTGAAGCCACTGGAGCGCCTATTCCGTTGCGACCGTTTTCTGCAGAAGAAAAACGAGAAGCAAATCGTTTCATGAGTCAAATGAAAAATGCGTTCTTGGATCGATACGGCGGGTACGAAGAAGCCAAGCGCACATTTGCAGAAGATCCTGTGGGGTTTGCTGCAGACTTGTCGACTTTCTTTTCTGCTGGAGCGACGGCAGCTCCTAAAGCCAGCGTGGCAGCGTCCACGTTGAACAAACTCAGCCGAATTAGCGACCCCATGAACTTACCCATCATGGGAGTGAAAGTAGCAGGCAAGAGCGGAGTCGCGATCACCGATCTGATTTCAAATGTACTGGACCCCAAGTCTGCGGCATTGATGGAGTCTGCAGGTGACAAAGCTCCTGACATTTTAAACGCACTGGCGAATGTTGAAACATTTGTCCCAGGTAGCAAACCCCTGGTGTCTCAAGCCGTAGCACCTGCCAGATCCGGTACATTCACTGCATTTGCTGAATCTGCCGAACGAGTACCCGGTGTAGGCGAAAAAGCATTGCAGCGACGGATGGAGCAGACCCAAGCCCAACGTGAAGCTCTCAGAACAATAGCAGGTGAGCCGGGGCAACTTGAGAGTCAACTGGCAACCCGAAAGGCACAATCTGCTATTGACTACCCTGAAGCGTTCCGAGACATGGTACGGGCAGATCCGACACTTGGTCAGCTTTTCAATGACCCTTACATACAGCGAGTTGTTCCAAGTGCGGAAGAACTTACGAAATCCAGAGGGATCACTTTTAAAACATCTCCGATCCAGTATTTGCATGATGTGAAAACCCGAATGGATCGAATGATCACAGATGAACCGGATAAAATTGTCGCTGAGCAAATGCTGAAAAAACGTGACGAGCTTGTGGATTGGATGATTACCAAATCGCCAAACTACAAGAAAGCACGAGACACGTTCGCCAAAAACAGCGAAGGCATCGACCAGATGAAAGTGGGTCAAGCGCTTGAGGACAAGCTCGTACCCATGTTGCTTGTCGACGAGGCAGACTTGGTCAAGCTGAAAGGTAATGAATTTGGCACAGCGCTGGAGAATGCACCAGCTACACTTAAGAAGTCCACGGGATTTGCCCGATATAAGAAGCTGACTGACGTAATGACTCCTGACCAGGTTAAAACCTTGGAAGGCATTCGAGATGACTTGGCACGGGATCAAGTAGCGAAAACACTGGCGACAGCTGGCCGAAAAGCCGGTGCGCTTGATATGCGCAACTTTGTGAAAACTTACACGGATGAGATCAAAGGTCCGTCACTGGTAAGAACCTCGGTGGCTTTGACCAATGACATCCTCAAACGGGTCAAGGGTCAGATGAACGAAAAACTGGCGGTAGAACTCGCAGAAGCCATGCTTGACCCCAGCACCGCAGCTGAAGCACTGAAGAAAGCAATGGGTCGAGACAAGCGCGTCAAGATGATAACGGGAGCGATACAAAAGACTCAAGAAGGGGCAACAAAGGCGTTGCGAGCGGTTCCTCCTGCGTCATTCAATGCCTTGGGCGCTGTTCAGGAATATGAAAACCAAAATCAGAACGCATTGAGGAGCCGCTAGATGGCAACATTAACCCCCTTTCCAGTCATGCAGTTTTTCGACAACAACGGTGATCCCTTGGTTGGCGGCAAGCTGTACACCTACCAAGCAGGCGGCCCTTCTACCCCGCTGGCCACATATACCGACGCTTCTGGTACAACGCCTAATGCCAACCCCGTCATTCTGGATTCCGCAGGCCGGGCCAATATCTGGCTTGCCAATCAGCTCTATTATTGGGAGCTAACGGACTCCAATGACGTGCAGCTATGGACTGCTGACGATGTAGGCTCAATCAACAGCAATGCTGACGTGCAAGGGCCTGCCTCTGCGTTCAACAATGCCGTGGCTCGATTTGATGGCGTTACAGGCAAGATCATTCAGAGTTCCACTGCAACCCTGTCTGACGCCGGTGACCTGACGATTAACAGCCTGACGCTGACGACAGACCTGCCTGTCACCATGGGCGGCACAGGGGCTTCCAGTGCTTCTGGTGCGCGTACCAACCTTGGCCTGGGGGACTTGGCTACCAAGGGCGATGCAGACTTTGGTGACATCGTGGTATCCACACAGGGCACTGTCTGGACAATTGATACCGGCGCGGTCACGGGCACCAAGATTGCTGCCGCTACGATCCCGGCCAGCAGGCTGTCTGGCGGTCAATCTGATTCTGGTAACGCTCCTGCCTATGCGGTGAGGGCTTACGCACTGACAGACAACGGCGGCACGTTCCTTTCAAATGGAAATTTCTCTGCACAGACCAGCCTTGGCACAGGATCAAAACAGTTTTTCATGGCAGCGCCGATGCCGGGCGGGGCCTATGCTGTTTCTGTCAACGGCCTTACTTCTTCTCTGTTTTTCTTCACTCCAAAGATAACAATATCCAACAGCACAGCCTTTGTTGTTGAGACATATGAGGATGGAGTGGGGGCTAATGACTTTTCTTATTACTTTGTGACGGTGGTGGGCTAAATGAAAATAGTGCTTTGGAAACAAGACAATGGAGTCGTGGCCTACACGGTTCCTGCCCCCGGTTTTGATGTTGAGCATATCGCCAAAACCACTACACCAAAGGGCAAGCCGTACTATATTGTTGATAAAGATGTTATCCCCAAGGATTTGACGTTCCGAAATGCTTGGGAGCTTGATGAAAGTGGTACGCCGGATGGGGTAGGTGAGGCATGATTAAAATAAACCTGACAAAAGCCAAAGATATTTGCCATAAAATCCGCAGACAGGAGCGAGCTAAAGAGTTCGCGCCTTTGGATGAGGTGATCGCCAAACGCATACCGGGGCAGCCATTTGATGAGGTGGAGGCCAAGCGGCAATTCATCCGTGACAAGTATGCTGCCATCCAGTCCAGCATTGATGCTGCTGCCGATGCTGATCAACTGCATGTCATTCTGAAGTCGTTGGGCTAACAGATGGACTATCAGGCGCTGTTCAATATCGCATTAGGTATTGCCGGGTTCTTGGGGGGCTGGTGGATGAAGGTGCTGCATGAGTCTGTCAGGGATTTGCAGGAGAGCGACAAGAAGCTGGCCGAAAAGGTCAGCCAGATTGAAGTGCTGGTAGCAGGGAATTACGTTCGCCGGGATGATTTTGACAAGTCTGTCGAGGCAATATTCCGCAAGCTGGATCGCATCGAGGACAAGTTAGACGGCAAAGCCGACAAAGGGGGGCACTGATGAAAGAATACATGCTTGAGCGGCTGAAAGAGCCGTCTACGTGGCGCGGCATCATCCTGCTGCTGACTGCTGCCGGCGTCCCGATTGCGCCTGCTATGGGCGAGGCCATCATCTGTGTAGGCCTTGCGCTTGCAGGCGGTGTTGGCGTTATTGCCCCGGACAAGAAATGAACCTGTCCGAGCATTTCACGTATGCTGAGCTGACCCGTTCCGATTCCGCTGCGCGCCTGGGGCTGGATAACACCCCGCCGCCTGATGCGCTGGAAAACCTGAAGCGGCTTGCAGCCTTTTTAGAGCAGGTGAGGGCGGTGATCGGTAAGCCCCTGATCATTAGCTCTGGATTCCGCTCTGTTGAGGTTAATCGGGCGGTGGGCGGCAGCTCTACCAGTCAGCATTGCAAAGGCTGTGCGGCTGATTTTAGGGTGTCTGGCATGACGCCAAAACAGGTGGTGGATTTGATCGTTAAGTCCAAACTTCAATACGATCAGGTCATCGAGGAATTTACCAGTTGGGTGCACATCAGCATTCCCAACAAGCCTGAAATAGGCCCACGCAAGCAGGCCTTGATCATTGACAGGCAAGGCACCCGGCCATTCACTGGTTAGCCGGTACTGCCAAATCCGCCTTCGCCCCTTTCTGTCTCTGATAGCTCGCCCATTTCCAGTTTGATTGTAGGGATTCGCAAGATCATCGCCTGTCCTATCCTGTCCTGCTGCCTGACGTAGAACGGGCTATCACTGTCATTGTGCAGCAATACGCAGACCTCGCCCCTATAGTCGCTGTCTATGACCCCGACACAATTCGATAGCCTGATGCTATGCTTGGCGGCGTGTCCTGAACGGCTGAATAGCAGCATGACGTAACCTTCTGGTATCTCAAAGGCCAGTCCTGTCTGTATCCGGCCCTTGCATCCTGCCGGTATCTCAAGAGAGTTGCAGGCGTGCAGATCAAAGCAGGCCGATCCCTTGGTTGCGTAGACTGGTGGCAGTGCTAGTGCGTTTAGATATTTGTATTTAACTTTCATTCTGTTATCCCATGCGCCCATTCGATTGCTCGCACCAGTTCACGCATGGTGCATCCATTCGGAGGCAAATCCAACGCATCAATCTGCTCATCAGTCAGCGGTTTGCGGGCTGGTGGTGCGGCGTACAGCACCGTCCCCACAGCCGGTATCCAGTCGTCCATTGGCTCAATGACAGGGTGTCCACCGTACCAGCCTGCGACGGTTCCTGCTGGCTTGCGGGCTGGTGGTGAGGCGTAGAGTTTATCGCCGTCATGTAGGTCTTTGTGTTTTACTAACCACTCCACAGTGTGTTGAGATTCGTCTGGATAGCCGCCTATTGTGCGTATAATGCCAGTCGGCTTTTGCTCCGACTCGGCCAGTGCTTCGCGCAAAGCTATGATTGCATAATGTCTTTTTTCAAAAAATCCGCTTTTGACTGAATTGTGGTCTAACGGCGCTATTTCCAACGCTAATAATGCCATCTCCAGCGCCTCACGTTGTTTGCTCATACTCCCCCCTTCGCTTTGACGATAGCGGCGCGGGCGTTCTCAAGTGGTCTGCACTCATTGTCACCAGCCCGCTCATCAACGTAATCGGCAAGGTTTTCCAGCGCCTCCAGCAAATCAGGTGCGGCGGTGATCAAGCGTCCGTTGGCATCATCTTCGTCCTTAAACCCTCTCATTTCGCAAATGATTTTGCCGCCAGAGGATACCTCCAAGTTACTGAATATTTCCCACGGCCCTGGCGTGTGCTTGACAATATATGTCCCATTAATCTTTCGGATTGTTTCGGCACATTTTGCTGCCCAAAACCTGCCTTCTCCACTGCTGTCCAGCAAGCCGACGTGAGCTTCGCATAGCTTCGCACAGTCCTCTGTTACCAGAAGTGCAAACCTTGTCAGATCATCAATGTACTCTTTGCTGATATGTATGCTGTTAATGTCAGCCGAATCAATTACTCTTGCCTCGATTGCAAAATTAATTATGCTTTGTTGATTAATCATACTTCCTCCAACAACTTCTTACTCAATTTATCAACTACCGAATCAAGCGTTTCGTGCAAGTATTCCGGCATCATCTTTTCTTTTTCAACAAGCGACCATGATTCGATTGCAGACAGCAACTTAATGATTTCAAGCATGTCTTTTTTGCTCATACATCCTCCTTCATATCAAACAGTTGAAGCAACTCGTTACGCAATGGCGACACGTCAAGATCAGGATGTGATTCCGCCAGCAACTCCAAATACCGCAGGGCAATTTGTGCTTGGTTTGGAGATTCGCAGCTGTTAATGACAGCCCACGCTTTTTTAAGTAAATCGTTCATTTCATTACCTTTACCAATCGTTGCAAATACCAGATCGCTTTCTCCGCGTTCTCTTTTGGGTTCCCCTTGTGATCCAAACGCCATAGATACTTGATGGCGGCTGCTTTGCAGTATCCTTTGAATTCTTCTGCGCTTAACGCTGCCTCGATTGCATCGATACATTCAATTCCACCCTGGGTGTAGTGTGGAGGATGGTTGACCATGTCGTAATGGTCGCCGTCATTTCCGTTTTGCCCAATGATATCGATTCGTTCTTCGTTATACATTGTATCACGCTCCTTTTTGTTTTGCTAACCGATATTCTTTGATTGCGTTGCGCAGCCCTGCCTGCGTTTCGGCTTTTTCGTCCAGAGCCAATGCTTGGGCTTGATCCAAGGTGTCATGCATCAGTATCCGATGGCAGATAACAGGCACGCCTTGCCCCTGACGACGCACTCGCGCATTGAACTGTTCATAGAGGTCCAATGACCAGTTAAGGCCAAACCACACCAAGATGTGTCCATTTTTCTGCAACCCGTCGATGCCGTGACCCATGCTGGCCGGGTGGCCGATCATCAGGGGGCAGCTGCCTTCTTTCCAGCGGCGCATGGCGTTCTGCAAGGATGTTTCGGATTTACACTCGGTGAGGTTCACAGGGTTCAACTCCTTAAACCGCTCCATGATGCGCTGGGCGTCACTGCGGTACGCATACGAACACAACACAGGCGATCCTTGCGCCTCGTCAAGAATCTCCTCGAGGGCGTCCAGCTTAAGGTTGTGGATCGGCTCCCACAGAGGCATGCCTGCGATGGGGTACATGGCTCCATTGGAGAACTGAAGGCATTTGTTCGTCAGCGCTGCCTGGTTGAACACCTCGATGTCTTTGCCGCTGTCGAGCGTCAAGAAGAACTCTTTCTCAAGTTGGTCATACTTGGATCGCAATTCGTCAGGCATTTCGATTTCGATGTTGTTGACGATAAGATCCGGCAATGGGTTGTAGTCCTCGGCCGACATCTCTAGGGTGATGTCGGAGATCAGTCGTTTGATGCCGTCCTCGGTGTCCCGGTAGGGAATGTCCTTGCGACTATGGTCGTCTTTCTTATACCACTGGGTCATGAAAGCGGTCTTGAATTTACCCAGTCGAACGCCTCCGTCGACCACCAGGTATTGCCCATGCAGATCCTTGTAACCGTTGCTGGCGGGTGTTCCAGTCAGGCCGGTGCGCCAAATGAACTGATCCAATACGTTTTCATTCTTGCGCCCATTGAACCACGCATTAACCCGGTTGGTGGTGCTGTTCTTCATCTTGCTGACTTCGTCCCACACCACGCCGTTGAACGGGACAGGCTTGCCCTTATTGATGAAATACGTCTGCAGGGTTTCCGCCAACCATTTCATATTTTCGTAATTGATCAGATACACATGAGCTGGACGCAACAAGGCTCGTATGCGCTGATCTCGAGTGCCGGTCACCATGCTGAACTGCAGGTGCTTGGTATGCACCCACTTCTCAGCCTCCTGTCGCCACACCAGTCGAATGACCCGGATCGGGGCTACGATGACCACGCCCCGCAGGTACCCGGTGTTGATCAGGTGCGCGATGCTGGTGAGCGTGATGACGGTTTTGCCGAGGCCCATGTCCAGCCAGAGCATGCTGGCCGGGTGAGAACACTGGAAATTGACCGCTTTCTTTTGGTAATCGTGGAGCAGTTCAGGCGATAGCACGGGACTTCCCCCACATGATGTCGACGATCAATTTGCCTTTCGCCACATCGTCGATGACAAACACGTTCAGTCCATGGGCTTCGAGTCTTTCATGTTCGCGAATTTGCGGTGGAGTGGGTTCTGCTCCCGGTCGCTTGAACTCAATAAAAAACACCATACCTTTAGGACACACAAACATGCGATCAGGCACACCCACTCGCCCAGGGCTTGTAAATTTGTAAACAAGCATTCCCATTTCTTTTGCATATTCGCAGACTCGTTTTTCAATCTGTTTTTCTAACATTACTGTAACCCTAACGTGAGTTTTTCCACTTCTTTGATGTAATACTCGTAATCGATCGGCAGCGTGGCGTCATCAAGGTCATTGCACACCTGGACGTTCCACCCTGACTCGACTGCGATCTTGCGCCACTCGGTCTTACCCTTCAGAGGCGGCATCCACTTGGTCAGCGGTTTGCCTTCTCTGGCGATGTAGTACCGGGTGATGTTCTGCACTCGCTGCTCGCCCCACTGCAGGTAACTCGAGCGAGGCACCTTGGTGCGGAGCATGAAGTCCAGCTTGTCTGGCCAGTTCTCGACGGTCTTGCGGATCGGCGCACCCTCGACCAACACCTTCTCGGCCACCTTGGGGATCACCAAGCCGCCAGCGTTCTGATGCCAACTGGTGACATATTCATACGCGCCCTTGCGCTTGACAGAGCCGTCTTCTTTGACGGCCACGTAATTGTTCACATCTCGAATCATCATGGTCTTGTAAATGACATCCTCGAGCGTCAACTGGGTCTGTTCTTCCCATGCGCGCTGAATCGACTTCAACTCATCGCAATACGCTCTGTACAGGCGCACCGTCAGACCGTCAGTGTTAATCTGGATGAGTTCCAAGGTGGGTATCTTCATCAGACGCTCAGCCAGCATGCACAGGAGCAACTGACCATTGAGCGTGATCTTCATGGTGAACAGCGGGTCATAGAACACGCTGAACTTGTTGTTGCTGTCGCCATACACACCGTTCAGTGCCAGCTTCAGCATGGCGTTCTCAGCTGATTTCTTGTCGTACTGTTTGCGCTGTTCATACAGCGATTTGTAGATGGTGCAGAATGTCTTACCCAAGTGCTGCGGGTAAAACTCGTTGGAGATGGCGAGGTTGGGGTAATACGAGCTGACATCGAGGTCGATGATGACCCAGTCCTCGGTGGACTCGATGATGCGCGACTCGACAGAGCCGTGGATGCCTCCGGTGCCGAACACAAACTCGAACCCGTTGATGCTGGCGGTCAGATCCTTGAACACGCCCTTAGTTTCGGTGATCTGCTGCTGCTTGAGCCACTCGAGCACTCGGCGAAACTCAGGCTGATCGAACTGAACCCATGGCAGGATGGCGTCGTTCAAACGAATCCACGGGCGAATAGTTTGCTTGGGAGTGCGACCAGTGGAGCCAAAGTCGTAGCAGGCTACGCCAGCTTCCTCGAGGCGCATGACGAAGTATTCTTTGCCGATCTTGGTATCGTTGAAGTTGAGCCAGTCGCGCCCCGGATACATCGTGTTAAGTTTTTCCCGAAAACTTAACATGTCCAGCGTATGTGTATAGAAAAGCTTGGTCTGGTTTACATCATGCCGGTTGTACTGGCGCAGGGTCAGGATCTGGTCCTGATCCAGTACAGTGCCGGGGGTGAACGGCAGGTCTTGGATAGTCTTGGAGCGCATGTTGAACTCGAGCGCCTTCAGACTGGTGGACCGTGCGTTGTTGTCGAAGTGGTGGATCTTGAACAGGTCGATCTGGCTGATGTACCGATCTCCCGCATAGACTTGGTGCGCCCACTTGTCCTCGTCCTGCGCGTCGAACATAGCCTGCACCTTTTGATAGATGATGTCAGGCTGTACACGGTTCATCTTAATAATCATGTGCAGGATCGGGTAGTCGAACGCCAGGTTGTTGAACCCGATCAGACGCCCACTGTGAGATCGGACAGTCTGCAAAAACTCAAGCAAGGAATGGCTATGATCACACCACGGGCTGATTTCATAGAGCAATGTTATGGGAACGTCGACGTGCTCAAAGCAAATCAGGAACACGTTGGGATAGGTTTCGATGTCGTATATATAATCATGCATTACAGTTACACCTTACGTTGGTGCCTGTTTTTAATGTGGACAGGCTCCACATTGGCTGGGGGCCAATTACTGCATGAGGAATGGCGGCAAGCCTGGGATAGACTGCTGAGCTGGTGCAGCGGCAGGCGCGGCAGCAACAGGTTTGAAGATGTTGCTCACATCTACAGCGGCCTCACCGAACGGGGTGTCGTCGCGCAAAAACTGAATCGCAACCAGATCGCACCGAACACCGCGACCATGCTTGTTGTCCTGCAACCATGGTTTGATCGCCACGTTGACACGGCAACCGCCGTACATTTTACGGGTGACCGCTTGATAGGCCATGGTGTTGCTGGGGTCAACAGGTCTGCCGTCATCCTGGATCGCTTGTGGCGGGGTGTCACGACCACACGTGATATACACCTGCCCTTGATACCCGTCATATGGCTGGAACGTCTTCTTGTTGATCTTCTCATCACCGCGACCATAGCAGCGAAACTTACGATCATTCTGTACCATCTGCATGACGTTCTGTGCGTGCTCGCCCCACTTCAACAGCGCCAGCTCACCATAACGCTTCATGAATTGCGCAAACGCAGGATGATCAGGTGCCATCAGCAGCTCGCAGTTGTACGAGATCCGCTCTTGACCCGTCACCTCATTACGCTGGCGCTGAGGCTCAGCAAAGTGGGGGAACGACAGGCGCACATCGGACAGATAAATAACTTCGGACATAACACTTACCTCTTTACTGTAACCACGCCGGGAGATCCGGCTCATTGTTGATTGCTGCAAACAAAGACGCAGCTTCCACTACCACTGCCGGACGTGAATCCGACTCAGGTACAACGGTCAGCTTTCCGGCCATCTTGGTGATGTACTCGTTCAGCCTTTCCAATTGTTTTTTGCTGAGCTGGTTTTTCGTGCCGTCACGCTTTTCCCAACTCAATTTCTCAGCCTTCGCAGGACTGACCAGTTTGGTTTCATAAATTGCGCTTTTGGGAATACCCATCGCAATCAATTTTTCTGCCATCTCTTCTTCACTATACGCCCACACGCGACTTCCGCGACCGTGAACCAGTTTAAGTCCTTCGACTTTCTGGCCTGCCTGCAGACGACGCTGAGCCTCTTCCTCTACGGATTCGATCAGCTGGCGCAACAAAGGAGCCGCCTCGAGGATCTGACGCAGCTGATCATTATCCATCGTAGTCGGATTTTTATCAGCGCTTTGCTGAACCAAATCCAGTGGTGTTGTCACAGGAGCAAACATAACATTTACCTCTTTCATTACATAGTTCGCATGAACCGCGCAGCCACCTTTAGCCCTGCAATATTTACATTGCTTTTCACCAGGATTCAACGGCGCATCCGGTGCTGATGCGTTCGTCAATTCCGCTGCCAATGCGCCTACCACGTCATCAAGAAAATACGTCACTGGCAATACCACGGTGGTGATCGGCACAATGTTTTTCCAATTTAGTTTGGGCTGAATCACTGTCAAGCGAATCGTATGGTACAACGCAGGAATTTTATTCCATGGCATTTTCAACCCGGCCAACACGCCGACAGCGTACTGCTCCAACTGCTCGCGGGCATCAGTTGGCTGTACACCATCTTTGTAGTCAATGATCTCGATCTCACCGTTGTCCGGGTCATAGATCAACACGTCGACCGTACCACTGGCTCCCTTGCGACCGATCAGGAACTCGGGGTCAACACGCACCTCGGACTCGATTGTCATGTTGGGATGCACACGATCCTTGAGGTAATTAATGGCAACAACAACCCGGTTAGCCCGTTCAGCATCGACAACAAACTTGCCCTCATGGTCTTCGAGCGTGTCTCCGATCAAATTCATGGGGCTGATCAGACCTCCTTTCACGCACATCTCCAGTAGGGTATGCGTGTGAGTGCCGTCAACCGCAGCGGGGCCGGATGGCCCCTCCGGGTATTTGGCTTCCTCACGGATCGACCCTGGGCAGTGCTTGAACCTCACACGGCGCGATGGTGAGAACTGGTCATGCATTCTTGAGAGCCTCAATGCCAGCGTACAGTGCAGGGTACTGCTCGGGCGTTATATCGTTGATGTTCTGGACCCCCAACGACAGAATAATTTCCTGAATGCGAGCACCCTTCTGCGCTCCCATGGCCTTGTAGGCGTCGGTGACGTACTGGATCATCCCACGCGTGTCAGTGAACGGCGTAGCAGGCTTGGGCGGCTCCACAGGCGTCAGAAACGACGGAGGAGGTGGCATCGCCGGTACTGCAGGTGCAGGAGCCGCTACGGCCACAGGAGCCGCTACAGGTGCTGGGGCTGGTGCCGCTACAGGAGCCGCTACGGCCACAGGAGCCGCTACAGGTGCGACCATGGACTTAATAACCAAGGTTAACTCTTTTACCGCTGACGTTAACGACTCAATTTGTTGTTCGATTGACATATAACGATTCCTTACTAGGGTCAGGTTTGATAACGAGGCGATCACCGAGAAAGCCCTCGATGATTTCACGCAACACTTCCGACGGTTTGCCGTACATGTTTGCCTTTTGCATGAAAGCGGTGTGCGTGTCTTTATGAACACGCAGGGTGATGTAGGAATTTTTCGCGCTCATAATTTTTTCTCCAGTTGATATGCAAAGTGTATCACAACCGTGCTACATTGCAACACATGTTTGACCCTCCATGAGAAGAATTACATGAACACACAGTCAGTGCAGCAACACCCTGCGTCAGTCGACGCCTACATCAGACACGGATGGAAACTCGTACCAATCCCACCAGGCACCAAGGGACCACGCGCCGTCGGCTGGAACAAGCCCGACGCGGCCCTGACCAGTCAGGCTGACCTGCCCGTAGGGTACGGCATCGGACTGGCGCATGCGTACTCAGGCACCATGGCGCTTGACATAGATGACTGGGACAACGCCTTGAAGATACTGGGCGAGCACAATGTCGACATCGCCGCGCTGTACGCGGCCCCTGACGCGGTGATTATAGATAGCGGTCGTGCGGGTCGAGGAAAATTACTGTATCGCATGCCAGACGGCTACATGCTGCCGAGTAAAAAGATCCTGCGCGAAGGCACCACCATTTACGAACTGCGCTGCGCTACCTCGTCGATGATGACAGTGCAGGACGTGCTGCCACCCTCGATCCATCCTGACACCAACCAACCTTATCGATGGGCCGGCTTGGGCCACTGGACCCGTCTGCCGATGATTCCCGATGCCTTGCTGGCTCTCTGGGAGGCGCAGATAGTTGAGGACAAACGCAACGTCATCCCGGTACAGAACACATTTGACGCCTCGTGGGATGAGATCCGCCAAGCTGTCGAGGCGATCAACCCCGGATGCTCTTACCACGAGTGGATCACTGTCGGCATGGCGCTTCACTGGGCAGGCAGTCAGACCCATCTGGACCAGGGGCTGATGCTCTGGAACGAGTGGTCGCAAGGCAGTGACAAATATCCGGGTGAGGCAGGTATTTATTCCCACTGGGTGAGCTTCAAGCCCGACAAGGCGACGTCGGTCAAGCTCGGTAGTCTGTTCCACATCGCCAAGCGCTACGGCTGGGTCCGTCCTGACCCTGACGTCAGCCATTTGTTCCAGGCTGTCAGCACTGGACCCGACACCCTGATCAAATCATGGCGTCCACCAATGCCGAAGATGGACTTCGCCTTGTGGCCCTCGGTGCTCGCCACTCGGGCACTGCAGGTGGCTGAGTCAGTGGGCTGCGATCCCATGGTGCCGCTGTGGGCGGGTCTGTCAGCCATCTGTGGTGCAATCGATGCTCGCATGCGACTCGAGCTGATGCCCGGGTTCAAAGTGCCTCCTGTGTTGTGGCTGATGACCGTGGGCGACCCGGCTGATAAAAAGTCGCCGGGGTCGCGTCCGATGATGACGGTGCTCAAAGATATCGAACTCGAAGACCGTCCCCGGTTCACCAAGGCGATGCTGGAGTGGGAGGGCAAAGAGGCAGCTTACGGGTCGGCCAAGAAGGCGTTTTTGGACTGGTCTGCATCCCCTGAGTCGCTGATGGCCGACCAAGCCCCGATTGTACCGGAGCTGCCACCTGCCCCCGTGCCGGTCAAGATCACCGTGTCGGACATCACGTCACAGAAACTCGTGCGTCACGCAGCAGAGCGTCCTCGAGGACTGTTGTGCTATCTGGACGAGATGAACTCGTGGGTGCGCAAGATGTGCGATCGCGGCAGTGGTGAGGACCGTTCGGCGTGGGTCGTGTCGTACGAGTCGGAGCGCTACGAGATGGACCGCGTGGGCAGCGGCTCGATCCATGCCGATAACCTGGCAGTGTCGATGTACGGCAACATCCAGCCCACTGTGTTCCACGCCAACGTGGCAGCGCTGGCGGCTGACGGGATGCTGCAGCGCTTCCTGCCTGCAGTGCTGAACCCATCGTGTACCAAACGAGGTGAGCCGATCCCACACGAGCTGACCAACCAAACCGAGTGGGAGAACCTCGTCCGACTGGTGTACTCCCTGCCCGTGCGCATGTATCGATTGTCGTTTCCCGCTTTCATGGCCTACCGCGAGTTCCAGTCCTGGTACGAGGAGGCGAAGGCACGCGAGCGCCTGCTGGATACCGGTGACGTGTACATGACAGCCTTTGGGAAGCTTGAGGGGACGTGCGGGCGATTGATCCTATTGTTCCATGCCATGGAGTCACCATTCGCCCCAGAAGTCGATTTAGAGGTTGTGGAGAGGGTGATCCAGGTGGTGAAGAGCTATCTCGTGCCTGCGTACCGATACACGTTCGGGGACGTGAGCAAGTCGATGACGTTCGACCGCTGGGTGGCGGATTACATAATCCAGTACGCAGACCGGGCCACGATCACCCTGTCCGAGATCAAGCGCAGTGGTCGCAGGCCACTCGAGGGTGTTACCGGCTGGACAGCCGACCAGTGGGTGCTCAATGCGATGTACAACCTCGAGCAAGTCAACTGGGTAAAGCGCATCGATGACGGGACGCAAGAGCATCGCTCCATGGCCCGCTGGGCGATCAACCCGAAAATCATGGAGGAGTTCCGTGATTATCGACGCAAGGTGATCCAAGCTAAACAGAAGATGATGGATGATATTTACGATCAGCTGCCATCTCCCAACCGAGCACGACCATTAGCACACGGAGCACACGATTATGATGAGTAGCTGGGATAACCTGCAAAGCAAGTACGGGGAACAGATAAATTCTACACATGCTTCCCTGGCTAAAAAGGATCGGGAGCGAGCCAGGATCGAGGAGCTGACGGCAACGTATTTACTGACGAAACAAATTACACAGATACCTTACGGTGTGAGGACGGATCTTCCCAAGTGGGAGTAAAAATTGAAAATCAAACTCGAAAATATTTCGGCCAAATTTTTTGGGGTCTTTTCCTTTATGGAATTTTTCGTCGGTTTTCCCTAATAAAAAAAAAAAGAGAAAATCACGTGACCGTGACTCGTCGGTCAGTCATTTTGTGACTGACTCGCGGGTCACAGTCAGACTGACTCGCGAGTCACGGTCATATTGTGACTGACTCGCGGGTCACGGTCATATTGTGACTGACTGATGAGTCATAGTCATCGACTTTGCGATAAAAAGGGCGCGAGTGCGCCCTAATGTGTTACAGGTCCAACGTGTGAACGATGATAGCGCTGATCAGTATGCCCAAAATAAATACGCTCATACTGGCCCCCTGGTCATCATATGCAATACTTGCACGCAATCAAAAACAGTGTCGAGGCCGATAATGTATCGGTCATACGACTCCGCCGATTTACGTTGATACAATTTGAACAAGGGCGATCCAGCGCGACGGCAAATATAAAAACCCGGGTATGACACGAGATCATAGGTTGCCGTATCAGCGCAAACCCACACTTTAGATACATGTTTACTAGCGTGACCAGTATCAATAATTTCATCCAGTGTCATGCGGCCCCCTTATAGAATACGCTTTCCGTTTTTCGTTTCATCGTCCCGTGAGCGCGAAACCCGACAATAACCGTTCTATCCTGGCGCTGACATAGGCCACAACTGGCGCAAGTAATGTCATCACGGGATTGTGCCGGGCATACAATTACAGTTCGGCCTGCAGGCGTTGTCTGTTTTTCTGGCGCGTCGATTGCCACGATTGTCACTACCGGGCCGATCTCGAGATCCGACAATTGATCCGCTTGCGCGAGATTGTTAGCGCTGAGATTGATCGTAAAGCCCTGACTATTTGCTAACTTAACCAGCGTAGCGTTACGCGGATTGTTCAGAACCGGCTTGTGAGTGTACGTAAACCCGCGTCGACCTTCGTTAGCCGCGATCAGTCTTGCGAGCATCAAT